ATCCCAACAAAAATATTTGGTTCAAACAGGCAGAACCCGGCAAATTTGTTGGACCATCCTAATTTCCAGCAAGCAATGAAAGATGCGTCAAGCGACGCAAATGTTTTGACAAAATATAATATTATCCCCCCTAAAACCGTTGCCGGGCAGGAAGGGAAAATTCTTCAAACCCCTACAGGTTTTAAGGAATTTCCTGCCACCCCAGAAATCAATCAGCCCGGAAATCTTTCATACTGGCAGTTAGTTAAAGAAAATCTTGATTCGCAAATTGAAGTTGCCAAGGGTCAACGTGATAATAGGCTTGTTGATACTTTAACGACTATCAAAAACGATATGAAGGATCGTTTGGGCACAGTTGTACCTGAATATGAAACTGCGCTCAAAAAAGCGTCTGAGAGCTATATGTCCCAGAATGCCCCGCAAGCTGGTTACATTTTTGCAAAAAGCCCAGATCAATACAAAATTTCTGATATTCGCAATTTGAAAAATGGGTATACCCCAAAACAAGCTGAATTATTTGAAAATGGTGTTGCGGCCCAGATTAACGATATTGCCCAAACACCAAATGGGGTTCGCTCTCTTTCCTCTAAATTCGGCAGCGATTTGGATTTCCAAAAAAGAATGCAAGAAGCTATGGGGTCTGACCGTTTTAACGCGGTCAAAGGCAAAATCATGTCTGAGAACTACCTTCGCAATGCGGAGGCGATGGGCCGCATTGAAGGTTCTGGCGCAAATTACCTTCCTATCGCCGGTAGCGCCGGAGCCATTGGTGCTGTCGGCGGCGCTCTAGCTGAAATGGCTCTGTCAAATCCAGAAGCTATGTCTGCCCTTGCAACTGCATCTGGCGCTGCTGGTGGGGCGGCCGCTGCGGCCGCTTTGGGCGCGGTAGGGACCAAGGTATTGTCTATTGAACAGCAGCGTATTGCCAATAGAATTCTTCCCCTTGCTGCCAGCCAAGACCCCAAGGACCTTGCGCGTTTTGGTGAGATTATGGGAAAAAATCCTCAAGCTCGCGGTGTCATGGATAAATTGTCCGATGCCGTCATGAAATATACCGGTGCAAATCTTGCAGCTAGCGTTGGTAATAGCCCAACTGCACGGTCTGTAATGACGCAAATTCCCGCCCGCTTTGCAGGCGGCCGTGTAGGCCGGGCATCTGGCGGCAAAGTCAAAAAGAATGTCCAGCACCTTGTGGACCGCCTAATGAACCTTGCCGAGCAGGCTAAGCGGTCCACAGACAACAATACCAAGCCATTATTGGATGCCCCTGACGCCAGCATCGTCAAGGCGCTCCGCGTCGCCAATGAAGCCATCTAAGGGGTATCTCCATGGTCTCCACCTACACCACGAACAAGGCCATTGAGAAACCCGCCAACGGCGACTACTCAGGCAACTGGAACGTCCCCGTCAATAGCGATTGGGACATCATCGACAAGGCTTTTGGCGGCACTTACACGGTGTCCCTAACCAATGCCAACGTCACGCTGACGCAGTCAAATGTTCAGAATACCTGCGTGAAGTTGACAGGCACCTTGACGGGAAGCGTGACCATTTACTTCCCTTCAGGCGTTTCAGGTTTCTATCTTGTCAATAACGCCACAAGCGGATCATACACCGTCACGCTTGCCTCGGCAGGTGGGTCCCCCGGTGCGACCCTTACTGCCAGCCAAGGTGTGTTTACCTTCATTTGGTCCGACGGTTCCAACGTATATGCGGCCACAACGGCCGCTTATGTAGCTGGATCGGGCATCAGCATCACCGGGAACACCATTGGCATCAATAGCCCCTTAGCGACGCTTTACGGCGGCACGGGACAAGCCACTTACAGCAATGGACAGCTTTTGATTGGCAACAGCCTATCGGGCGGTCTTACACCTGCAACGCTGACGGCAGGGTCGAACATTACCATCACCAATGGCAATGGAACCATCACAATTGCCTCTATCACTGGTGGCTTCGACCCAACTTCTGCCTATACCTATACGGGGACGCAGACCTATGTTGGGACCACATCGTCTTTAGCAACGATCCTGACCAATGCGGCAGAGCCAGCGACTGTTTCTGCTACGGCTGCCACTGGAACCATTAACTTCGATTTCACAACTCAGTCTGTGCTGTATTATACAAGCAATGCTTCAGCCAATTGGGCTGTAAATTTTAGGGCTAGTAGTGGCACAGCGCTTAACTCTATCATGAGCGTTGGGCAAAGCTTGACGGCAGCTTTCTTAGTTCAGTGCGGCTCGACAGCGTACTATAACAATGCTGTGCAGGTAGATGGGTCATCAATAACCCCAGTCTGGCAGGGCGGCACCGCCCCGACCTTTGGGTACGCTTCAAGCCTGAATGTCTACGCTTACACCATCATCAAGACGGGTAGCGGAACATTCAAAGTTTTGGCTTCGCTGACACAGTTCGCTTAAACGTAGCATTATTTTGGGCTTGGACGTCGCGGTTCTGCCACGTCCAAACTTCTCCAGTATCTTCTTGGAAGCATACCCACAGAAGATCCATCTCTGCGCCGTAATCAATAAGGACGTGAGCTAACGCTTTCCCCTGCGGGGTTATGAGCGGCAGAGGTGGGTTTAACTGGAGCATTATTTGCATAATAGTAACATAGCTTTCTGTGCTTTGCGCACCATGACCGGCCGTCTATAGGCTCACCACAGTATATAGTATGTTCGCCATCTATGTCCCCCAATATGTAGCGGCAGGACCGGCTTGTTAGCCCCATAATGGTGACGCCAGTGTTAGGCGGCGCGGGTTCAGATTTAAAGTCTTGATAAACTACCAGCTTCTTTTCGTCCGACCTACGATCTAGGGTGCGTCCAGAAGCCCGCAGGCGGTGGATAACTCCCATGACCGCACCTTTGGTGATCCCAAACTCATTGGCGATTTGAGAAGCAGTAAGCTTGTTCTCTTGCCACATATCGCCAATGGCTTCATTGCGTTCACTTTGATGGGGGCTCATTTGTATTCTCCATCAATTTTCTCAATTTCTTCAGGGGTCATTCCTAAACGAAGACCAAGTTCTTCCAACATAAATTTCAATTCATTAAGGCTTTTCCGACCTAAATTCGGCGTCCTTAATATTTCCGCTGCGGTAAATGGCACAACGTCTCTCCAATAAAACAGTTGATCAAGCATTAAACACTTGCATAATCTAACTGAAATTGGGTCAGAACCAATCTCAATATCAAGGGGATTTGTTTTCGGTTCCATTTTCATTTCCTTTTTGAATGAGAGGTATAGGGGGGGCCGTAGTCCCCCCTAGTTTTTCAAGCTTCGCCTCCGTCCACCGAGGCCGGAGCGAACTTTCTTGCCAGATCGGCAATTTCCTGCTCGATGCTCTTTGTTGTCGCGAGCATGCCAGCAAATGCAAAATAATTGATGCCGTCAACGTAGGAGTCAACATTGTTCCGGTCGCTGGGTATGCGGCCCATTTTAATGCAGTGCATAATCATGGCAATGTCATAAGCCGTGATTGTTTTGTCTAGCACCAGCGTAGCCATTTTAGCCTGCCGCTCTAGCGTCTCCCGCATATCCCCATACTGGCTCGCACGGTCGTGGAATGTCTCAATTGTTTTCTGCATGATCTCTGGGTATTCCATGTTCTTCCTATCTGGGTTCGTAGACTCGGACTTTTCCGATATGGCGATGACTAATCAGTAGTTTTCCTTCGCTTACCAAATCTCCATATGTTTGACGCTGAAACTCCTCTACCATGATGAAGTCTTCTTGATGAAGCGCATCTTGGAACTCTTGCAGAGATTTAGCCGGGTGTTCGGCTGTAATCTGGTGCGACATGTTGTTCTTTGTGGGTATGTTCAAAGTGATGAAGAATTTCATCTTAATGCTTTTTCCCTTGTTCAATCTCCCGGTAACGGGTTCATGAGGTGAGTGGCTCGCTTTATCGCATCTTCAGGGTGCCCCCTGTAGATGTGTAGCAATGATAATACTTTTTCAGTGCGTTGCACAAGATCCCAAGCTGCGTATGCCAAATCATCGTTTGGGCCTTGTTTTAGGTCTCGCAAAAACTCACTATACTTTTGCACAACAGGCTTCAAATCGCGCAAATCGCATACCATGCCAAGCTCAAACGAGCGTTCATAGTTATCCGTCAACCAAGCGGGGACAAAATTGACCACTTTTGGCTCCTTGCTTGACTTTTTTTTCTTCAAATCGTCGGGAACTTTTTTTCCTTCGGCAATAAGCGCAGCGCGCCTTTCTGCCTTTTTGCGTTCTTGCTCAAGGTGTTTTTCTATGTTCTTTTTTTCTTCAGTTTTTATCATCCTTTGCAGCCGCCCCTCAAAAGTAGACGTAACCTTGGCAAAAGCTTCCTCTATTTTAATGAGAGCATATTCATGGCGTTCCATTTATACCTCCTATTGAGTGTAAAAATTAGTGCTTTTTTTAATTTTCAGCATTGTATTGACCATATTCCTTAAAACATGATCAGACATTTCAATCGCCCCCTCTAATGAATCTTCATTTGTATTGTATACCAAAACTGTTGCCATTGTAGTGGTAAGTACACTCAAGGCTATAGCAGCGGAATTTGCTTTATTGACGCAAAAAAGCAAATCGTTAAGTAAATTTTGCACTTCTTCTTCTCTAGATATATTCATAATACGCTCCCCTTTTCATGAAGTTGCCAAGTGTTGTCTCAATTTGTACATATGATTCGGTTTTTTCTTGGCGCAGTAATTGAATTTCTTTCTTCAACTCAACAATTTGCGCCTCTAAGCTTCTGTTGGTTTCTTTCAAAGCAGTTAAATACCCCCAAACTGCCATGTCTATATGGTCGGTTCTCATTTTCCTACCCCATTGCCGCGCATATAAGGAAAATTGCGGCAATTATTGCTGCCATCGCTGCAATATTGAGAATCTCGTAGATGATTGCCTTGATCATTGTGTGCTCCTGCTGTTGACCAAATCACCATACACCCAAAAGTGTTACTTAATAATTAATTTTCATGGTAAATGCATTTTTTTCTTGAGAATTATACGAGAGCGTCCATACTGGGTTCGTTGGTTGCGTTACGCTCTCTGTGGCAACCTTCTGTCGTAATCACTTCCTCGTCATTAGCTTCCAAGCTTTTGGCGAGGTTTTTTTCGTGCTTCCTAATGGAGGCAAGAATGGTTGTATGATCGCGTCCGCCAAGCCGAAAACTTATTTGAGTGAGTGTCAGGCCAAGTTCATTCCTTAACCGATAAGTAGCCTCATGGCGGGCCGTGGCAATCTTCTTCTTAGCACCATACCGAACCAAGTCTCTGACTGTTAGACCATGTTTTTCAGCCACCTGCGCAAGGATTATCTCTGATCTTGTCATTGGCGGCGGTGGTATTTCTATTTTAACAACTGGCGGAGCAGGCGGCAGCGGGGGCCTAACCACTACTGGCGCAAGGCGTGGCGGTGTCTTATCCAAGCGGGCGCGCACTTGCTTGTAATGGTCCTGAAGCTGAGCAAGGGTAAGTGTCGCAGTGTCAAACATCGTTTGTCTCCAGTGCTTCCAAGATGATTGTGCGGGCAAGATCGTTTGTGCCCCAAGACCCAAGGCTTAACAGTTCCTTCAACACCCCCTCCAGCTTTTCGATGCGGGTTGATTGCTCTTCCCACCGATCAATCACGCGATTAAATGCGCAATTCAGTTCTTCATTTTGCAACAGAAAATTTGCCACAGCATTGCTATATTCCAAAATATCGGATTCAAGCTTCTCTATGCGGCCGGCGGCTTCAGCCACATCTTGCGGGCTCGCGTATTTATCCCGCAGCCGCTTCATAAGATCATCAGTCATCTTTCCCCTCCAGTGCTTTACAGGCAATCTCCCGCATTTCAAAATCATTCTGAGCTGGCAACGTGCAGCAATCTCCTATCTCCCGCAGCGCCGCCTCTAGCTTCTTGATGCGGCTGTCTTGACGCAAGAAATCTTTGTCAAAGCTGTCAATAAGGAACGAATTGTCGTCGCGTAGTTTTTCAATAAGCGCCTCCAGCTTCTCGATGCGGTCGGCGGCCTGTTCCAACTCTTTGCACAAGTCCCAAACATGGCGATGCTTTTTGTCTTGCCATTGGTATGCCAGCGAAAACATATCGTCGGTATCTGGGGCGGCTAGGCTCTCGCGATAAACACGAGCAGTTTGGCGCAGCAATGCCGCATAATGGTCAATCATCTTTCCCCTCCAGTGCTTTACAGGCAATACCCATTGCTCGATCACCATCCCAGAAACCTAACTCAACTATCTCCCGCAACGCCGCCGTTAATTTTTCTGTGCGTTCTAAAAGCCCGCTATGAAAAGGCATCGCTGCGCTTTTACGGCATTCCTCAACTTCCAAATCTATTTCCAACTGCTCAATGCGGTCGGCGGCTTCAAGGTAGGTTGCAACGGCGTCTTCCCAGTTAAATGGCCCATTAGGGCTACGCAGCCGCTTCACAAGATTATCAGTCATAGCCCTTCCCCTTCTTCAAAATTAAGCTCGACCTTGATGCAAGCAATTCGGTCATTACTAGCATTGCGGTCTGCCTCTTCTTTGCTGTCTGCCGTGATGCAGGCCAATTCTTTTGAATACACATTTATCCACACCGTCCTCTTGTGGCGGGGGCGGACTTCGATGAGGTCATTTTTACAGCCACTTACCAACATGAAATTACCTTCGTTGGTCCAATTAAGTTGCTCCCATTCTTCATGTTCTGTTTTGACAGCTCCTTGAACACAAAATGGATATTTTCCATCCGTCGCATAGATGCGGACTTCGCGGCCGCCGCGGGTTTGATACTTTTTGTTGATGGCGATCATCACTCATCTCCCTTCTTAGGCGGCGCAGGCAAGGGCATCCAGTGGGTAGGAACGCAAGTAAAATAAGTCACAATTTTTTCTTCTGGCGGGGGTTCTTGAAGAACATTGGAGGTTTTGTCATACCAAAACTCATTCTTGTAGGCCCACTTACACACATAACAATGTCCACCAGTGAACGTCATGCCGCCATGCTGGCCGTTTGGCTGATATGCAAGAATCCATTCATCTTTTGGCGCTGTTTCGATTGGTTGCCATTCAGTCATTTTTCTTCTCCATTTTAGGCGGCGCAGGCAAGGGCATCCAGTGGGTGGGGTCACTGAATGAGTAGCTATGAAGGATTTCAAGCCAATCCTCATACAAAAAATATGCAGAAATAATACGGCCTTTGCTGTATACTAAAACACATGTCCCATCCTTTGGCGCGGTGTTGATTAGTTGCCACAAGGGACGCTTGCAACTACAGCAGGTGTATTGGTTTTCACCGGAAGGGCGCTCCCAACTAATGGAACCGCAGTGGCATGGTGCTGGGTCAGTCATCTTTCTTCTCCTTCATTTTGTTGAATAGCTTCATAGGGATCAAGACACATGGTTCGATGTCTTGCGGGTCACTTCGATCTGTTCTTCCGCCCGTCACAAGCTCTAAGTGGGGCCAATTATCTGACGCTCTAACCAACAGCACAAAAATACCGTCTAAAAGGCCAACCGCCAGAATAAACGTAATGTTGTGGGTTTCTTTCCATCTTTTTGCAGCTTGCCACTTATGGGCGCTAAGGATTAAACCGCCCCACCCCTCAAGAGTGTTGTAGTCATATTTGCGGCATTTGATTTCCATCACACCAACGATTTTTCCTCCCCTCGTAAGAGAGTAATCAATCTCGCAGGCAATCTTCAATTTGTCAGCTTCGCAGCCCCACCGTTTTTCAAGATAGGATGCTATGG